CGATTGAAGATCCTTCAATTAATCAAGCATATAAGATGCTTCCTGTAACAGGATTGGCTATTAATAATAGACATACTCCAGGATTCGATGAAAATGGAGCTAGAAATGCCGAAGCTGGTGTTGAAAAGATTTACGGAATGCTACATGATAATGGAATTCTAAGAGGATTAACAAATCCTGATATGATTCAATATAGATACATTGTAGATACTATGGCATATGGTCTTAAACCAGAACTTGGTGGTAAAGTTTCTTTAGCAAGACTTGCTAAACAAAGAGGAAAAACAACCGCTATTATATCCGCACCTTCAATAACACAGTTAGCAACATCACAAGATCCTTATTTTTGTAATACATTTATACCAGGTTCAGATCCAAAACCTATATTTGATACAAGATGGATACCAGAAGGCGGAAATCCTGATATGCCAAGAACATTTAGACTATCATTACCTACAGAAGATAATGGAGCACGTTACTGCGGCGTATTTGGACCATTCTTAAGATATATTGATAATGACCGTTCATTCTTAGTTCCACCTGCAGCAGATGTATCAAATACTTATATAAGAAAATTCTTAGGTGGCGATCCATTTGCAATTGTTGCGAATAAAAATGGAATTATCTCTAATGCAAATGTTGGCGGAGTTGAATATAACTTAGATAAAACTGATAGAGATTATCTCGAACCGTTTGGATATAATTCAATTATTGAAAGACCAAAAACAGCATCAATTCTTATTTATGCTAATAAAACTTCATATCAACAAGTAAAAAGTGATTATAACTACTTACATGTAAGAGAATTACTTAATACGATAGAACTTCAAGTTGAAGATGTACTAAACCAATTCGTATTTGATTATAATAATCCTGTATCAAGACTTAATGTTGTTAATTCAATTACTCCAATTCTTGAATCAGTTAAAGATGCAGGAGCACTTTATGATTATGAAATCATAATGGACGAAAGTAATAATACTCCAGAACTTATTGATGAAGGATTTGGTATTATAGATATAGGAGTATGGATCAATAAGGGAATGGAGAAAATTATAAACAGAATAACTGTTAATAAATTAGGAACTGCGAGTAGCGGTGGATTTACGTCAGTTTAAAATATAAAATAATTAACAAATTTAAAGAAATAAATATTAAAATAAATTAACGCAATATGGCTGAAAATTTTAAATCACAAGGAAGTTTTGGATTACCTCACTGGAAGAATTCTAGGGCGGCACAAGAGCTTTACGAACCAGTGTATCTAAACTTATTTACGATTCAAGTAGCTCTACCGCCAGGAGTAGGTTCCTCAGAGGAAAATACAAATTTATTGCTTGAAAATGTTCAGAATATAACAGGATTGTTATCTCACTCTTTTCCAACTACTCCTGTAGCACAACAATATAAATGGGCTGCTAGGAGATTTGCAGGTGCTAAGCCTGATGTAACCACTATGGATATTGCAGTTACATTTGAGGTAAACCTTGATAGAACGCCAAGTGCATATGTATTGAAAACTCTAAGAAAATGGTGTGATTTAGTTTATGATCCACTTACAGGTAGAACAGGATTAAAAGCTGATTATGTTGCTCCCTGGATGTTAATTACAATGTATGATAGAGCGGCTAACCCCTTCTGGCAATGGAAATGTTACTATGTATTCCCAATGTCTCAAATTCCAGCTCCTGAGCTTGGATTTATGACTGAGGAGTATTATAGAATTGAAAACTTTACTCTTGCTTGTGATTCTTGGGACGAAAGTATTGTATAATTTTAAATAATTTTTTAATTTTAATTAAAGGAGTAAAAAAACATTTTACTCCTTTTTTCATATAAAAAATATGAAAGTTTATAAATTAACAAATACAGTTAATAATAAATCATTTGTATCATATACAAATAAAAATAATTTAATAATAGAAAAAATTAGATGTGGTAATGGTTTGTCTCAAGATATAAAAAAATATAGTAAAAATAAATTTAAAATAGAATATTTAAAAGAAAATTGTGAAAATAAAAAAGAAGCATATAGAATTATAAATAAATTAGTAAATACTTGTGAATATAATAAGTTCTTCAAAAAGAAAAGAAAAGAAAAAAAACAAAATAAAAATAAATATGATCAATCAAAAAGAATAGAGAAAAATATAGAGAAAAGAAAAGAAAAATATAAAAAATTTGAACAAGAAATTAATATAATTTATTTAGATAAAAGATATTATAAAGTTAAGAATTTTTGTATTCATGGAAATTTATTTATAACAAAATATATTTTTGATAAAATATACAATTTAAATAGAAAAAATTCCTTTTATTGTGAAAAGTGTTTAAAAGAATTTATAAAAAAATATATTCCAACAAATGATGATATAAAAAAAAATCAAAAAGAATTTAACGAATTAATAAATAATGCTAATTCATCTCAATATCAAGTAGAATTTAATATAAAAAGATTTTATCCAGATATTTATAAATCCATAATAGAATTTACAAAAGAATTTCCTGGTGCAAGTTGGCAGGAAAGAACATATCTTTTTAAAAACGATATAAAAAGGCCTTTATGTTCTTTTGATGAATGTAACAAAGAAACCTTTTATATTAAAACTCAAAAAATTTTTTCTTTATATTGTAAAAAACATAGCTCTTCGTTTAATACATCTAATCAAGAAAGAGAATTAAGAAATTTTATAGAAAATAATTTTGATGAAAAAATAGATAAAAATATAAAAATTGAAAATAATGAAATAGATATATTTGTTTCAAATTTAAATTTAGGTTTTGAGTTTAATGGAGTTTACTGGCATTGTGATAAGTTTAAACAAAAAAACTATCACTATAATAAATGGAAATTTTTTAAAGAAAAAAATATAAAAATAATAAATATATGGGAAGATGATTGGAATTATAAACAAGATATTGTTAAATCTATAATTTTAAATTCATTAAATAAAATTCCAAATAAAATAAATGGTAGAGATAGTCAAATAAAAATAATTTCTAATAAAAAAGAATTTTTAGAAAAAAATCATCTTCAAGGAAATTGTCCATCCTCTATAAATTTAGGACTTTATTATAATGATGAATTAGTTTCTTTAATGACATTTGGTAAAAAAAGAAAAATTTTAGGTCAAACCACATCTCATAATGAATATGAGTTATTAAGATTTTGTAATAAAAAATTTGTAAATATAAGAGGTGGGGCTTCTAAATTATTTAAATATTTTGTTAAAAAATATAATCCTGAAAAAATATATTCTTATGCAAATTGTGACATAAGTGATGGAAACCTTTATAAAGTTTTAGGTTTTAAAGAAATAAAACATACAGGGGTTAATTATTGGTGGGCTAAAGATGGCATTAAATATCATAGATCTAATTTTATGAAACATAAACTTATTGAAGAAGGATATGATAAAAATAAATCAGAAAATGAAATAATGAGAGAAAGAGGGTTTAATAAAATATATGGCACAGGGAATTTAAAATATGAATTCTAAAATCTGTATCTAATTTCTTTATATAGCGTAAAACATAATTTAAAGGAGATAATTAATATATATCTCCTTTTTTATTTATAGAACTTTGCTATCTATTTTACATATAATGATATATAAAATAGAATATTTAAAATCTATAAAATGGAAAACGAAATTAATGAAGAAAAATTAAAAGAATTTGCTGAAAGAGCTGAAAAAGGAAAAACTTCAACAACTGTAAGCAAAAAAACACCTGATACACCTGATACCTCAGAAGTAATAGGAACCCCAATTCAAGATACTTCTAACGTTCAAAAACCATGGGAAAAAAAACAGGAACAAATAGATTTAGCTAATCAAATAGGTTGGCATCAAATTCCAATAAAAGATTTGCCAACACAAGGAATGTTTTATCCCAATGGAACTGAATTAACAATTCGTGCTGCAGTAGCAAATGAAATAAGACACTGGTCTACTATTAGTGAAGAGGATCTTTCCTTATTGGATGATATGCTTAATTATGTAATTGAAAGATGTGCTAAGATAAAATATCCTGATAGTAAAATGTCTTCTTGGAGAGACATAAAAGAAATAGATCGCTTTTATATTTTGCTTGCAATTCGTGAACTTACCTTTGTAAATGGAGAAAATAAACTTCAGGTTAAGACTTCTGAAACTTCAAAAATTGATGTCACAAAGGATATGGTTAAATACATAACTTTTGATGATAGAATAATGAAGTATTATAGTCCTGAAGAGCGATTATTTATCCTTAAATTTAAATCAGGTAAAACTCTTAAAATTACAATTCCTTCAGTAGGTATAACAAACTGGTTAAAAAATTATATTCAAAGAAAAAGACTTAACAATGAAGTCATTGATGAAGATTTTATAAATTTTGCTCCATTTGTAATTTTAGATTGGAGAGGATTAAATGATGATAGTTACGAACAAATAATTTTAAGTTCTCATAATTGGTCAACATCTGAAATTTCTGTATTAACTAAGGTCAAAGATATTTTTGCTGACACAGTTGATCCTGTGGTTAGATACCAAGATGAGGAAGGAGGTGAGCGGGAAGTTCCGCTTTCGTTTCAAGGGGGCGTTAAAGCTATTTTCCTTATTTCAGATCCATTTGGAGAATTGGTTTAAGATTGAATTTATTTGTGCCCATAAATTACATATAAGTCCATTAGATTTACGACAACTTGAATTCTATGAAATAGAATATCTCCTAAAGAATTTTGAAGAGTATATAGACGAAGAAGAAAAAGCTTATAAAAAACAAGAAAAAGATCAACAGAAAAAATATCAGCAACAACAACAAAAAATGCCAAAATTTGAAACACCTAAAATGGGTTCAGATTTTGGAGGATTTAAGACTCCTAAAATAGACATTCCTAAAATAAATGTTCCTAAAATATAAGGTGCTCTAAAG